CCTCTGGAACATATTGGTTTAATAACACAATCAATAGTTTAGATTTGTATGTAGTAAAAGCTGGTCAATATGAAGCAACAACTGCGAAGTATTCATCAACTGCTCCAACCGGACCGGCTGCAAACGATGTATGGGTAGACATCTCACTAGCGGCAGAGAACCAAACTAATGAACGTGCTTATCCAAACATTAAAGTGTATAACGGTAGTGCATGGATACAACACACAAACACAGATCAAACCAGTACTACTGGTGTATTGTTTGCTGATATTACTGACAAAGCTGCAGATAATTCTAACAGTGGTAATGCTACAGTTATTACTGGCGCACCACAGCCAGGCGTATATCCAGCAGGTATGATAGTTGTTAACATGGGACAAAGTAGCAATACTGTAAGAGCTTATAACACTACATTAGCGAAATGGAGAAATGGCGCAAGCAATCATGCAGATGGTAGCGGATCGTTTGGTAGATTTGCACAACGTAAAGTTATTGCAACTGCAATCCAAGCAGTAGCTACAGGTGCAGATCTCAGAGATCCACAATACAAGTATAGCTTGATTGCGGCTCCGAACTACCCTGAACTAACTGACGAAATGGTTACACTTAATAGTGATAGAGGCGAAACAGCGTTTATTATTATTGATACACCAATGCGTAAGAATCCAACAGATGTAATTAATTGGACAAACAACAGTGGCAATGCAACAGAAAATGGCGAAGATGGCTTAGTAACAAAGAACACATACAGTGCAGTTTACTATCCAAGTGGAAATACTACAGAACCTGTTGAAGGTAAGACTGTAGCAGTTCCTGCAAGTCATATGGCACTATACACATATGCATATAACGACAACATTAGTTTCCAATGGTTTGCTCCAGCAGGAACTACAAGAGGTGTTGTGCAAAATGCTACTAGTGTTGGACACTTAACAACTGAAGGTGAATTCAAAGCAATTAGTTTAACACAAGGACAACGTGATGCGATGTACACTGCTAAGTTGAATCCAATTGCAACCTTCCCAGGACAAGGTACAATAGTATTTGGACAGAAAACATTACACAGTACAGCAAGTAGTTTGGACAGAGTTAATGTTGCACGTCTGGTTGCTTACCTACGTGAAAGATTTGATGACATTGCTCGTCCATTCTTGTTTGAGATTAACGATGCACAAACAAGAGCACGGGCTAAAGTAGTGTTTGAAAGATTCTTATCAGACATCCTTAGTAGACGAGGTCTCAATGACTTTGCAGTAGTATGTGATGAAACTAATAACACAGCGGCAAGAATTGATCGTAATGAATTCTATGTTGATGTTGCTATTGAACCGTCAAAAGCGGCGGAATTCATCTATGTTCCAATTAGATTGGTAAACACAGGATCACTTTCTACTACTAGTTAAAAAAATTAACAGAATACTTAATGGGCGGCTTCGGCTGTCCATTTTTTTTGGCACAATTTCGCTAAATACTAACAGTAAGAAATAGCCGGTATTATGAGGAGATTAAGATGGCAGTTATCACAACACTAGGTGTACCAGACAACACAGGCAACACCACAACAATTATGCCCAAGCTACAATATCGTTTTAGAGCGACATTTATTGGCGAGGGTTTTAGTTCAACTCCTACGAGAAGTGTAATCAGTGTGGCAAGACCTAGTCTTACACATGATGAAATCCCGTTGGATATGTACAACTCAAGAATCTATGTTGCAGGTAAGCATACTTGGGAACCAGTTAGTATTGTACTCAGAGATGATGTAGACAGTGTAGTACTAAGAGAATTAAACGGACAACTTAATAGACAAGTTGACCATGCAAACCAGAGTGCATCAAGATCAGGCGCAGCTTATAAGTTTCAGTTACTGATTGAAACATTAGATGGCGCAAGTCCTACTCCAGGCGTACTGGATAAGTTTGAATTAGCAGGTTGCTACATTCAAAATATTCAATATGGCGATATGGCATACGCAAGTAGTGAGCAAGTTCAAGTTACTATATCTGTTAGATATGATAATGCAGAAATTTATGATGCAGCAGGCAATGCTACATTGACAGGCGCTACATTAGATCAAACATTGAGTAATGCAACAGGCGCAGGTACCTAAGGGTAGCAAATGGGATTGACAAGTAATACCGGCTTTTATAACCCAGCCGCAGAAAAATTCGGAGCAGATGATCCAGTAATGGTGAAACTGCCCCGGGTGAAATTTCAGTTTAAGCTGGAATTTGTTCTCAATGAAGATGTCTTTATGGAAGATACTAGCTTCGGCAGAACCTTTACATTTGACAGAGTTGAATCAGCAACCATGCCAGATTATGATTATGGTATAACTCCTGTAAACCAATACAATCGTATTAGACATATTCCTACTAGGATGAGTATTGCTCCTATTAATGTTAGCTTCTATGATACTAAAGATAATCAGTTCGGAACACTATTAAAAGCATATGCTAACCATTACTTTCATGGGCATGACTTAGACCCAGTTAACTTCAGTGGATATGAAATACTGAATAACAAGTTTGCTGTAGGTGACGCACATCAGTTTGGTGCTAAAAGTATTAGTTCAGATAGCAGATTTTTCTTTCAAGAAATTAGAATTTATAATATGGATACAGCTCAGGGTGGTAGAATCACAAACTTGTACAACAATATGATGTTGCATGTACAAGGAGATAGTGTAGACTACAGTCAAAGTGCACCGATGTCTTATAAAGCAACATTTCAACCAGAGCATGTTAACATTGGCAACTTTGGTAGTAGTGATATCAACGCAACACAAGCAGGTAAATCAAATCTTCAATCTTCTATTGCGGCTACAGTATCTAATAGATCAGCAAGTCAACCGGGACTTCAACTAACTCAACGATTATATCAAGGCGGAGTATTGGCAGTAGGCGAAGCACTTCGCAATATTGATGGTCAAACTTTCGTAGTAAAAAATTAGTAATAAATACTAACATAATGCCAAACAACTTTCATCAAGGAATATACGAAGTAAAAAACCCGCAGAAATATGTGGGTAAACACCGACCTAAGTATAGAAGTGGATGGGAATTAAAGTTTATGCGTATATTAGATGATCATCCTAATATAATTGCATGGGCTAGTGAAGCACATAGAATACCTTATCGTAATCCGGCAACAGGTAAGAATAGTAATTATGTACCAGACTTCTTTATAGTATATGAAGATAAAAATAAAGTACGGAAAGCAGAAATGATAGAGATTAAACCTGCAGGACAAACACTAGCACATGCCAAGAGCAATATGCAAATGGCGGCGGCTATAGTTAATGAAGCGAAATGGCAAGCAGCAAAGGTATTTTGTGATCATCAAGGTGTTGGGTTCCGTGTATTAACAGAACATGAACTGTTTAATAATCCTAAACAATCTAGAAGGAAAAAACGATGAGCAGTAAGATTGAAGATGTATTTGATTTACCTCCTATGAACGGAGAAGCAGTTGATGACCAGATCAGTCCAACCTTGGACTTACCACAACTACAAGAACACTTGGATATAGCAGATAAAATTAATGCAGCATTACCAATGGTAAGAAATATGGAAACACTGGACGCTGATATGGACAAGTATGCTGATAAAGCAATGCATGCCTTTCAGGATCTTATGGATCTAGGACAAAACGTTGAAGACAGACATGCAGCAAATGTATTTGCAGTAGCAAGTACAATGATGACCAATGCCATTACAGCTAAAACAGCAAAAATGGATAAAAAACTAAAGATGATACAGCTACAGCTAAACAAAGCTAAGTTGGATCAACAAATAGCCAAAGATAGTGGCAGGGAAGAACCCATACAAGGTGAAGCAGAAGAGTTCGAAGACCGCAACAGTCTGATCAACGCTGTTATACAAAAAATGGCTAAGCCTGATAAATAACTATAACGTAACGAAGGAAGTCGCGATGAAAAGTTTGACACAATACCTAGCAGAATCTGAAAAAACATATGAGTTCAGACTTCGTAGTCTTTTTGAAATCTCAGATGAGCATTTGGACCGTATAGAAGCACATATGACCAAATACAATATGGAGAGTATGAGCTCTCCCAAGAAAACTATAATGCATACACCCAGGGGCTTTGAAGATAAAGGCGCCCAGGAAGTATATATGTACGATATTAAAACAAAGTTACCTGCAACACCAAATAGCTTACACGAAGAAATTGCAAGCATTTGTGGATGTAGTTTAGGTAACATGGTTGTTAATAATATGTTAGAAGCTAAAGAGCTATGGGACATCGAAGAAGAAAAAGACGATGGCAAAGAACCTACTAGTGTACTGGCTGATGCAGATTATAGCGATTCTGAAAAAGTAGACCATAGTGAATATTATGGCAACGAATTTGTAGACAAGTTCGTCAAGGCTCAACCAACGGGCGAACTCCACAAAGAATATAAGGTGTAATAACATGGATTTAAAAGATTTATACAAATTAGCAGGAATTACCCCAAGCAATACCCCTGCAATAGAACCACAAGCAGTACCACAAACGCAAGAAGAAACATTTGATGGTAGAGGCGACATGAGAGCAATGATTGCGTTAATTAGTCCAGAGCAATTGAACCAGTTAACTGGTGAACAGCCTGTAGATGAAGAATTAGCAGACCTAGCGGATGCTACTAAAGCAGAGACTAAACCTAATCCACAGGAATACAGAGGTACACTCGGAAGTCCAAGTGATAACAGTTTACGCAGATACTTAGATGCTGCTGGTGACCATGTTACAGTTGATGAAGATAGTACAGTGTACGTTGATCATAAATTATCAGATATTAATGAAGCGTGGAATTCATATAAAACCGAAGACAGTAGTGAAGATAGAGCTCGTGCTAATGCAGATGGTAACAAATCTAAATCAGACGTAACATTACCTGTAGCACCATGGGACGCAGATAAATCTGATATGAATTCAGATACAATGGAAGTAAACAAAGCTGTTAGCCTTGCAGGCGATAGCTTGTGGTCAGATTCAAATCCATCGACAGTAAACGTAACAGAAATTTCAGTTACTGAAGAGTCAGACGGATATGCAATGGTCAACGTAATGCATGATGGTCCGTGGGAAATCTACACAGATAGTGGATTTGAAAAAGAGATTAGTGAGATTGTTGGCTTTGAAGTAAGCTTCACAGAGCAAGGCATGCAAGAAAAAGGCATAGCAAGTTTAGAAGGTACCAAAGGACAATTAGAAGGCAATGAATTCACAGGCGCATTGGCTGGTGCTAAGAAAGCTGGTGAAGATGAGTTTGAAGTAGACGGCAAAACATACAAAGTCAAAGAAGACGACAGTGCAGATGACGAATTATCAATTCTAAAAAGAAACGCAGGTATATAAGCAATGAAACGTTTGACACAATACCTAGCAGAACAAAATTCGCAGTATGCACAGTATGACGACAGTGCAGATGACGAAGGCATGATAATATATGTTGGTGATCAAAAGTTTGAATATTCAGACTATACACTAAGTGATGCTATGAATGTAGTTGACGAGTATGCTGACTCAGAGGCTGGCGAAGAATATAAAATATACAATGCAGAAGGCAAACTAGTTGCGAGCGGTACAGTAGGTGACCCACAGCAAATGGAAACTGGTCCGGCAGGCCCAAATGTAAAACAATCAGGCGAACTAGTAAGCGGTTGTTGTAGTGCAGGATTAAATCCAACACCCAATAAAGTAGGCGACCCCGGTAAATGTAGTTCTTGTGGATTGACAAGCCATGCAGTAATGACCGAAGGACAAATTAAACATAACACAGGCAGCAATATAAACATGCAAGACTCTAATATGGGCGGCATGAGTATACAAAATCTAAGAAAAAATGCAGGTTTATCTCTAGACCCACTAAAAGAAACAAATGACCAACAAGGCGAATACTATAACGATGATCTCAGAGGTACTATCGAGTGGGAAATAGTAGATGTTGATCGTGGATTTGGTTCAGAAGGGCAAGACTTTTTTGCTACAATAACAACCGAAGATGGCGTAACACGTGAACTTGACGAACGTGAATTAGAAGATGCAGAAGAGCATGTTAGAGACGATATGCAAGGCGCACATGATGACGCA